GGATTTCGCTGATGTATTCCTGCGTGACTTGATTGGTAAAACTACCTATTCGCTACGCCAATTCGGTAACAGTCAAGACACTAAGTATTTAGCTGAGGTCGCTGACTTGATCGAACTCATGTCAGAGTATGTTGCTACGCTTCCAAAACAGGAGGAACCTCTTGATTAAAAGTGTCATATGGAAGAGCGCAGAGAAGGAACGCTGCATTCAGATGCACATGAATGGTGCTACAGCAAGGGAGATTGGCATGGCTATATCACGTAGCAGGAACTCTGTGATTGGGTTCCTTAATCGTGCCGGTTATGCCAGATCAAGAGTGGTTAAGCCAAAGGTAGAGGCATTGCCAAAACCTAAAGAACGTGTAAAGTCTGCAACTGTGATTCGGATTAACCCCATAACCAAAGGGGCGTTCGTGCCGAAACCTGAACCCATATTGGTGCATTATACTGTTCCGCTTATAGAGCGTAACATGACCTATCAATGTGCTTGGATTATAGGTGAGGTGAATGGAGGGAATAGTCGGTGCTGTGGGCAGGTAATCTACAGAAAATCACTCTGCGAAGCGCATCATGACGTAGCCTATGAGCGGCAAAATCTGCGGGGAGGACGGTACTATCGGCATAAGGGCGAACGACATGCCTGACATTACAATGTGCTTGGGTGAAACCTGCCCAAAGGCGGACACCTGCTATAGGTCACCGTCTAGTGGTACTAAGCCTGACGAGACTAGACAATCATGGTTCATTCAAGAACCATATTGGCGTGACGGTAGAGGGCCAGCCGTTTGCGATGAGTATTGGCCTGTTAATAGGGAGACTAAAGATGTCAAACGTGGACAAGTTGTTGAGTGACCGTAAGAAAACACACGGTAATTTTCCAGACAATGCTCGCATAAGCCAGATGCTCAAGCAAGTGGCGCGTACAGCACCCAACTGGGACAACATGAATGACTCTCAACGTGAGTCATTTGATCTACAAGCAAGCAAGTGGGGGCGCATCCTAGCAGGTGACCATAACTTTACAGATCATTGGGATGATCTAGTTGGGTACGCTACGCTTGGTGGTACACACTCTGGCACAAGCCTAGCTACCGTAGCATCTGACATTAAGTTGTCCTTTGGTGGTATGCCTAAGGTCACCGATGTAGACGAAGCCGTACTCAAGAAAGCCTAGTTATGAACGGACAGTATCATCTCATACTCACAGTGGTCACGGCAGTTATTGCCGTGGCTATCGTCCTCGTTATTGCAACCACAAAGGGGAAGAAGTGATGGATGCCACTGAAAAGGTAGCCCAGATGATGATCCGATGTGGATTGGCAACGGGACACGGTGACACTATCGACGATTTGATTTTTGAATTGGAAAAGCAAATCAAGAATACATCGCACGCATTCAGCGATGCGCTGAAAGAAATTGAACATTTGAGGTTAGCTAACTTAGACCTTCAGATGTGGTTTGATTATGCCACAACTGAATGCGACAGGTTGCAAGCTGAAGTTTTAAAACTGCGAGAAGAACTAATGGATTTCAGCATCTCGCCTCTACTATTTGGAAGTTATGATAACTCGTAAGGAGGGATAGTGATGGATGAACAATCACTAACTTATTTAGGGATGGCACTCGTTACTATCGGCACTCTGTACACCGCATGGCTATCAATAATTATAATGGTAAGGGAAGAACGGTTACATGGACATCGTAACAATCGACTTTGAGACGTACTACGACAGGGACTATTCCCTGTCCAAGATGACAACAGAAGCCTACATCCGTGATATGTTCTTTGAAGTTATCGGTGTGGGCGTCAAGGTGAACGACTATCCTACTGACTGGTATAGTGGGAAGGATGTAGGTAAGTTTCTTAGAAGCCTAGACTACAGAGACAAGGCTATCTTGTGCCATCATACGGCATTCGATGGGGCTATCTTGTCGTGGATGTTTGATATCAAACCTATGTTCTGGCTTGATACCCTGAGCATGGCTAGACCACTGCATAACGTCACCGTTGGAGGTTCACTCAAGGCACTGACAACTTACTATGCTTTGGGTGAGAAGGGTGATGAGGTAGTCAACGCACTAGGCAAACACCGTGAGGATTTCACACCGGAAGAACTTAATCGGTATGCTTCCTACTGTGTCAATGACGTAGAACTAACGTACAAGTTATTCCAGAAGATGAAGGTCGGCTTCCCTGCATCCGAGTTGATGATCATCGATCAGACTTTGCGTATGTACACTGAGCCTAAAGTTATTCTGAACACCCGTGTATTAGAGAACCATCTCTCCGATGTACTAAACAAGAAAACTCAACTCGTTGACAGCCTTGGGTTGACGGGTATGACCGAGGAACAGGTTAAGAAGGTGCTATCAAGTAACGATATCTTTGCAAAGTACCTACAGAACTTAGGCATCGACCCTCCGGTTAAGGTAAGCCTTGCTACTTATAAGACATCGTGGGCTTTCAGCAAAACAGATCAACCATTTATAGACTTGTTGGAGCATGAGGACGAACGGGTTCAACTTGCCGTAGCTGCTAGGCTTGGAGTGAAGTCTACAATTGAAGAGTCAAGAACCAAAAACTTATTGCAGGTTGCTAACCGTGGTGCGCTGCCGGTCATGCTCAACTATTACGGGGCGCATACAGGTAGGTTTAGCGGAGGGGACAAACTTAATCTCCAGAACCTACCGAGAAACGGGGCTATTCGTAGAGCCATCTGTGCGCCAGACGGTATGTCATTCGTATCATGTGACTCAGCGCAGATCGAAGCCCGTGTTCTTGCATGGGCGGCAGGACAGGATGATCTGGTGCAAGCGTTCCGTGAGGGGCGCGATGTATATAGTGAGTTCGCTAGTGAGGTGTACGGCAGGAAGATAACCAAAGCCGACAAGATTGAACGGTTCGTTGGTAAGACGTGCATCCTTGGGCTTGGTTATGGTATGGGAGCCGAGAAGTTCCAACGCACACTTGAGTTAGGCCAAGGCGGTATCTCTGTTAAACTTACACTGAAAGAAGCTAAGCGCCTCGTCACGCTCTACCGCGTAAAGCACCACAAGATCGTTTCGTTCTGGAACAGATGCAGTGTTGCCTTACAACATATGTTGGCGAGCAAGGACGGTGAGATCACTCCTATGCTTAGGTATAACCGCGACGGCATAACACTCCCCAATAAGTTTAAGATTAAGTACCCTGCACTCAGGTCTGTGGGTAACGGTTTCGAGTACATTAGTGACGCTCGCTCCTACCGCGCAGCAATAAAGTCCCGTGTGTTAAACGGTGAGGCTACCGGGGTAACATGGACCAAGATTTACGGGGGTAAAGTTACCGAGAACATTGTGCAAGCACTGGCCCGTATCGTAGTATCAGAACAGATGGCGAAGGTTGGACAGACCTACCGCGTAGCGTTTCAGGTACACGATGAAGTCGTAATCATCTGCTCAGATGAGTACATTGAAGCCGCCAAGCAGGTCATCACTGATATAATGTCAACGCCTCCTAAGTGGGCGGCTGATCTCCCTGTCTCATGTGAGGCAGGGCATGGAAAGAATTACGGAGACGCACATTGACACGCCTTTCTCACTCTCATTCGGCTCTTGTCCTGTATGATAACTGCCCGTTGCGGTACTATTACCAACGGGTGGCTAAGGCTGTCGTCGATAAGGGTGGGGAAGCCAGTCTCTACGGTGAACGTGTACATAAGTTTCTGGAAGATAGGCTCAGGGAAAAGCAAGTACTTCCTCTGGAAGTGGAGGGGTATGATGACATGGCTCAGGCCATCGAAGAGATATCCAGAGGCGGTGAGCTGCTGGTCGAGAAGGAACTGACACTCACAGATAAGTTTACACCAACCGGATGGTTTGAACCAGACGCATGGTTCCGATCTAAACTTGACGTTCTTGTCATACGTCCTGAGTGTGCATACGTTTTGGATTGGAAAACAGGGAAGCGCAAGCCTGACTTTGCCCAGTTGGAACTGTTCGCCATGCAGGTGTTCATGCACTATCCAGAGGTGGATACTGTTAAGACTTGCTTTGTCTGGCTCAAAGAAACCAAGATGGACTCAGAGACATTCACTAGGAGCCAACTACCTGATATCACTAGCAAACTACTGAAGCGAGTAGTGCGAATCGAGAAGTCTCTTGAGTCTGAAAACTGGCCCGCAAAGCCTAGCGGTCTATGCAGGTTCTGCCCTGCTAGAAATATGTGCGATTATGCACTAACATAGAACTTGACATATGGGTAAATGGGATTACATTATGGCTACTACACCAGAAGGTCGTATCAAGGCTAAGGTGAAGGCATTATTTAATAGGTACAACGTGTGGTATTTTATGCCTGCGAATAATGGCTATGGAAGATCAGGGGTTCCTGACTTTGTAGCGTGTGCTAACGGTAGGTTTATAGGTATTGAGACTAAGGCGGACGGTACGAAGAAAGCTACCGCACTACAGGAGTTGTGTGGTCAGGCGATAATAAGCAGTGGCGCTTACTATGCTGTTGTTTTTGATGATGTCACACTGCTTAATTTAGAGACGTACTTAAAAGTTGGTTTAGGGATGGAAGATGTTAGTAGTTGAAGGCGCAAAGGCACTGGCACTGAAGCTGAATAATCCAGCGCGGGTACTCGCCAGTATACCATCTGCAAAGTTATTGAGGGTACAAGGTTCCGATCTTGTTATCGCACCGCACAAACTTGATGAGGTTCGGGTTCTCAGAAACCTTGGGATAAACGCACCGTCTCCTATCATGCACTACTATGATTGGTGTGGGAGATACACCCCATACGATCACCAACGGGAGACAGCGGCGTTCCTGACCTTGAATAACAAGGCTCTGGTTCTCAATGAGATTGGTACTGGCAAGACACAGAGCGCACTATGGGCGGCTGACTATATGATTAAGCGGAGACAGGTACGCAAGGTACTTATCTTGTCCCCACTATCAACACTCGAACGGGTGTGGGCTGATGCTATATTCTCAGACTTCATTCACCGCAAGTCTGTTGTCCTGCACGGTTCATCGGAACGTAGGTTGAAGCACCTAAAGAAGGATGTGGATTTCTACATCATTAACCATGACGGGTTCCCTATCATTGCCGACGAGTGCATCGGTATGTTTGATCTTGTGATTGTAGATGAGGCTGCGGTCTTGCGTAACCCATCGACCCAGAGGTTCAAGGTATTCAGGAAGTGGATGGAGAAGAACCCACAAACACGTTTATGGATGATGACCGGAACACCTACTCCTAATGACCCGACAGACGCATGGGCCTTAGCTAAGTTGGTTGGTAGCCCGTTCTGTACCCAGACATTCACTGCGTTCAGAGAACAGGTTATGATGAAGATCAGCCAGTTCAAGTATGTGCCTAGGCCGGAGTCGGTTGAGATCGTCAAACATATTCTACAACCATCTGTCCGGTACACCAGAGATGAATGCTTTGATCTTCCTGATACCGTGTTCCAGACACGCAAGGTGGAACTTACTGCTGACCAGAAGAAACACTACACTCAGATGACTCGACACTACGTCACCGAGATGCTGAAAGAACGTATACTAGAAGGGACTATCTCTGCTGTTAACGAGGCAGTTAAGCTACAGAAACTTATTCAGATAGCCTGTGGCGTAGCCTATGGTGACGAAGGTGAGAACATTGAGATTGATTGTTCACCCCGTGTGAATGCGGTCAAGGAAATCATTGACGAGGTAGGTGAAAAGGTTATTCTCTTTGTCCCTCTGACGGGTACGCTTCATATGTTGGAGCGTGAGTTATCCAAGAATTGGTCATGCGCTGTAGTTAATGGACAGGTTACTGCCTCAAAACGTAACCAGATATTCCACGACTTTCAGAATAGCACAGACCCGAAAGTTTTAATCGCCCATCCTGCAACGATGGCACACGGACTAACACTGACCGCCGCATCTACTGTGATTTGGTATGGCCCAGTGACAAGCAACGAGCAGTATGTTCAGGCGAATGGGCGTATTGAACGTATCGGTAAGAGGCATGTCTCTAACGTGATTCACATCGAAGCTACCGACTTGGAGCATAAGATGTATACGCGTTTGAAAAACAAACAGAAACTACAGGGGCTGCTTCTTGATCTTATACAACAAGCTACGGAGAAATAGGTATGACAGTCAATGAAGTGATTGCTGCATACCTCAGGTTCAGAACCAAGAAGTCCCAGATAACCGCTGAACTTGAGGCAAAGGTATCAGAACTAGATGCCAAGATGGAGAAGCTAGAGAACTGGATTAGGGAGCAAGCTGATGCACAGGGGGTGACATCATTCAAAGGTAGTAGCGGTACTGCCTTCATAACCACTACCGACTACGCACAAGTTGCTGATTGGGATGCAATGTTGGATTTCATAAAGACCAATAACGCATACGATATGCTTGAGAAACGTGTCAGCAAGACTGCTGTACGTGGATATATTGATATGAATAAAGCCGTACCTGCCGGTGTTAACTATGGCACTAAGTTGTCTGTTAACGTCCGTAAGCCTACCAAAAAAGTGTCTGATTAACTGCTCACATAGGAGAAACTTATGAGCGATCTCGTACCAATGAACATCCAGATTCCTGCCCATCTCGCTAACCGTATCGGGCAACCGTCCGCACTGGCCCAATCTATTATGGGTGGTATCACTAGCGGTGACTCATATCCACGCATTAGCATCAAGGGTAGCCGCTTCCGTATTGTGGAAGGTGGAACTGAAACCGTTATGGATACCACGGCACTGAAGGTTGTGATCGTTGGTTCTAACCCACGCCTGTCCAAGACATGGTATGCTGCTGCATGGTCAAAGGATGCAGAACCTACTGCCCCTGATTGCTACTCGCTTGATGGTGTCGGCCCTCATCCTGATAGCACGAAGCCGCAGAACGATTTGTGTGCATCATGCCCTCAGAATGCTTGGGGCTCCAAGACTAGCCAAGAGGGTAAGCAGATCAAGGCTTGCGCTGATCAGAAGCGTCTTGCTGTTGTAGCCGCAGATGACCCGACTGGTCCTGTATATTTGTTGCAGGTTACTCCTGCTGCACTGAAGGGACTGAACGCATACCAGAAAGAACTTGGTATGCGTGGCATCGCACCTGAACTTATTCAGACGAAGATTTCTTTTGATACTGATGCCTCGTTCCCGAAACTTATCTTCAGTTTCGGTGGGTTCAACGACGGTGATACACAAGAAGCTGTAGACAAACTGTTTGGCTCACGGGAAGTCATTGAGATTACAGGTGAAAAGACAGATGTGGTTAAAGCAATCCCACAGTCTGCCCCTAAGCCTGTATTAATTGCATCGAAACCTGCTCCAGTTGTAGAGGCTCCTGCTCCCACTCCTGCCCCTGTGGTAGAAGAAGCTGCTACTCCTAAGAGAGGTTTCGGTGCTGCCACTGAAGTCAAGGCAGCGCCTAAAGCTGTGGATAAACCTGCTCAGGCAACCGCTGCTTCAACATTGGCTAGTGAAATCCTCGCACTAGTTGGAGAGGACGTGGATGCAGATGACGCCTAATAAGACGCCAATAGACTTCTTGAAAGTCGATCAGCTACGCAAACATATGCTGTTGACTGCATCTGATATGTCGAAGATATTCGGATGTTCTCGCATGACTTATTATTCATGGATAAGGGGACAGCCACTCCGTAAAACAAACGACGATATAGTCAGGCGTAAGATACGTATACTCCTAGCGATTATGACGGAACACAACTGGCCCACACCAGAAGTTATTGGGATGGAACAGGCTAACCGTAAGAAGTATCTTGATGAATTGCTAAAGCAGTATTGAAATACAGGGAAGGGGTAAGCCCCCTTCCCAAACCACTAAGGGGCAGACATGGATACGTTGGAATTTCTCCAGCGAGTTTTGCCGTCAGATGGATTTTATGCAACCGCCGTCATAAGTGATGTCGTAAAGCATGGGTTCTTCTCGACCGTAGAAGAACTCGCACAAGCAATAGACCGATCAGAACGCCGCAATGAGAACGTGTATTACGCGGTGGCATCATTCAAATCCAAGGGCGCTAGGAAGCAGGACAATGTTCATGCTATCAAGTCATTCTATATTGATATCGATTGCGGTGTAGATAAACCGTATCCTCACTGGCACGATGGGCTGAAAGCCCTGCTCAAATTTATAGGTGAGACAAGCCTACCCAAACCTATGGTAGTTTTCTCAGGCAATGGAATCCATGTCTATTGGGTACTAACCAGAAGTTTATCTCCAAATGAGTGGCTGCCTATTGCTCGTGCTCTCAAGGACACGGCTATCAAGAGCGGCCTTCACATAGACCCTGCTGTCACAGCGGACAGCGCACGAATTTTACGCCCCATTGGAACCCATAATCCAAAAGGTGGTAACCTAGTTGAGTTGAAGATTGATGCTCCGGCTATCGACCCTGAAGATATTTTTGAGTGCTTAAAAATATCCGCGATGAAGTCACGGATTATAAATGGTGGAGCCATAGATAGTGCTCTTACTGGTCTAACATTAACAAAACCTGTTCAGTCTAATCTTTTAAGTAGCCTCGCTGTTAAGCAGGATTACCCCCCTGCTATGCCAGCCGTAGTTGCGTCCAAGTGTAAGCAGATTGATTGGGCCACAAAGAACCAGAGCGAAGTACCTGAGCCATTATGGTATAGCCTCATGGGGGTTGCGGCGTTCTGTGTAGACCCAGAAGCTACCGCTGTGGAGTGGAGTCAGAGTCACCCTAAGTTCGATTACAATTCAACAATCAGAAAAGTTAACCATTGGCGCAATGCAGCAACAGGCCCAACAACCTGCAACAAGTTTAACGAACTTAGACCAGAGGGCTGCAAGGGATGTAAGTTCAAGGACAAGATAGGTAGCCCTGCCCGACTTGGATTGCAGTACCAAGAAGTTTCTGTTGCCCAGACTGCACCGGACAAAGCTGCATCTATCATACCAATTCCTAAACCATTCAAGCGTACCGCCACTGGCATCAAGATGACTCTCGACGAGTCGGATATCGACATATGCAAGTTCGACATATACCCAGTCAGCTACGGTAGAGATGAGTCACTCGGCTATGAAGTAGTGCGCTACCACTGGAACCGTCCGCATATCGGGTGGCAAGAACTTGTCCTGAGACAGGCGCACCTCAACGAAGAGAACAACCGTGAGTTCGCCTCGCATACTGCTGATCAAGGGATTGTCCTGAGCACTAAAACTCAAACAAGGTACTTCCAAAATATGCTTAGATCATACATGGACGAACTGCGGAATATCCGCACGATGACAAACCTATATAATACAATGGGTTGGAAAGAAAACTTCTCAGAGTTTATTTTAGGTGATGTGATGTACCGCCGAAATCCAGACGGCACAGTGTCCGCTGAAGACATAACCCTATCGCAAACCTCTAACAAAGTTGCCGATGATCTGTACGGTAGCAAGGGAACTGTCGAAGAGTGGAGGGACTTCACTGCCATACTGGATAAAGCAGATATGCCTGTCCATATGTTTGTGCTTGGTATTGCGTTCTCAGCGCCACTATATGCGTTCACTGGTCTGAAGGGTATGGTCGTATCACTATATGGTTCCACGGGGGGTGGTAAAACTCTTGCCCAGTACTGGATGCAGTCCGTCTACGGTAACCCAGATCGTCTACATTTTGCAGCTAAGTTCACACAGAATACCCTGTTCTCTAGGATGGGTCTGTATTCCAACATGCCGTTCACCATCGACGAAGTAACCATGATGGCTGACAAAGAGGTCGGTGACTTCCTCTATCTGGTATCTCAGGGGCAAGAGAAGGCCAGACTCAATCGCAATGCCGAAGAACGCTCAACGAAGTCATGGTGCTTGCCAGTTGTTGTATCCACAAATAAGTCTATGCAATCTAAACTGATAGCATCTGGACTGGATACCGACGCCCAGATGGCCCGACTCCTAGAAATAACTGTGTACCCACATAAGCTGTTCACCAAGGACAGCACGGTAGGCCGGAAGATATATCAGTTTCTCATGTCGAACTATGGGACTGTCGGCCCTGTACTGATCAGGAAGTATCTTGAGATTGGTGAGGTCGGTATCAAGGCTATGATTGCTGAAGCCACGTCATCATTCCACAAGGAGTATGGAGCAAGGTTCTCAGGTGAGGAACGGTATTGGGAGCAGTGTATCATCCTAGCCAGTGTCGGGAACAAGATTGCTGCTGAGTGCGGACTGATAGCCTATGACCCGAACAGGGCAACCGAGTACGTGCTACAACAAATTGGTGCTATCCGTAAGGCCGCTGTCGATAACAAGATGGATGCGTTCGATACGCTGGCTGAGTACATGAATGATACTGCCGATGCCGCTGTGACTATCATGCACACTGTTGGTCAGAAACCTGCGCTGGACTATGCCCGTGTACCAAGAGCAGATATCCGTGTCCGCTTTGATGTGTACAGGTCAGCCGCAACAAGTACGTTTGATCGTGGAACCATGATGATTGACCGCATCCACTTCAGGAAATGGATGTCAGCCAAGGGTGTTGACTGGAAGTCGTTCTTGTCTGAACTTGTTCTGGAGAACGTAGTGGCTACGCCCAAGTCAGAGAAGATGAACCTCGGCAAAGATACACCAACAAAGTTAGGGCAGTCATACGTAATCGGTGTCAACCTCAATCATCCACGGTTGAGCGGCATCCTAGATGCAGCCGATGGCACAATGGACGATCTTACATTAGGCAAGTTGTCGGTGGTGCAGTGATCACTGCACTGCACCATCCTTCACATCAAGCCCGTATATATTCAGGTAATCGATAACGTCTTGCTTCAAACCCTTTGGAGCAGTGCGTAGATATCTGACAGACGATGAACTCATCGCCTCTTTAGCTGCTTTCTTAACAGCCAGATCAAAGTCTTTTATCTCGAAGCCTGTGCCTTTTGCATCGATATTATGCTGCTTAACCTGCTGTTTGATTCGGGTCATATCAGCCCTGCTGTTAGAGACAGCAGCCCTACGGTAGGCATCCACAAACTCTTTCTTAACTGCGGCTACATACGCGCCGCCGCCCTTGGATATGCGGATGACATCGTTACTCTTTGTTGTATCTGCTGGCATGAAGCCAAGTAGACGGGCAACTAGAACCGCAGGTCCGGCAGTTTGGAGCGCGACCTTACCGTCAGACGTAGTGACCTTGCCATCTTGATAGTACACAAGCGTGTCACTAAGCGCACGAACCCCAGCAAACGGAGACTTCCGCATGATATCTTTTATCGTTGTGGTATCAGGCTTTAGACCAACGACTTCAGCGGCATAAGATACAATATCTTTTGCGTTGGTTGCTATACTTCCTATACCGCCAACGATAGGTCCGGCAAAATTTGTGAGTTCTCTAGCAGGGTCAGAGCCATAGTTGAACACTCCCGTCAGTGGGATGATGTCACCAAACCCTGAGCGGGACGATACTGTAGCACCAGTCATCTCGTCAACAAGTCCACGCATGATATACGGTGTGAGTCCCGGCACAATGGAGTTCAGGAACAACATGACTTCACCTTCAGCAGACTTCTTTTTGATGCCGAGTGACTGCATCAGGAAGTCAGCAAGGTCGAGCAAGTCATCGGCGAACGGAACACCCTTTAGTCCGCTTAACAGAAGAATTGTCCCGATCATTGCCGCTTGACCACTCGGTGACAGATTTCTCATCATGCCCAAAGTCAGCACAACAAACTGCTTGTACATAAACAACAGGCTACCGATCCCGCCGTAAGCAATTCTTGGGCGGTTGTACATGGCGTACTGGCCCTGTGTCATGTCGATGGTGCGGCTTGTAACAACCCGTGATCTTGCGCGTGCTTCCGACTCAGTAAGACCTTCAGCCAGTGCGCGTTCCTTCTCAAGCCGATAGGTAGCAAGCGCAGTGACTCTACGATTGTAGGCTTCTGTGTACGAAAACATAAACATGTAGCCACGTATTCCAGCCTGTACGTTACCGCTGCGGATGCCGCCACGTTTTGTTCCGAGAAGAGTATTGGCTTCCGATGGCTGTAGAGAACCGGTAAGTGTTTCACTTAGAAGATACTTGGCCTCATCCTCAGTCATACCGTTACGGCGTTCATCTGCCGCCCAAGGTTTCTCAACTAGCTTGGTCAGATAGTCAGAATCAGCCAGTTTATAATTACCAACATCTTTACCTGCGATGGACAAGGCTTTGAACGCTTTCTCATACCCATAGCCAAGCCCGTATGAACGAGCCGGATTGTAGGTAGCCAGATAGTTCAAGCTATGCGTACCGAGGGACAACAAGTTAACCATGGCTGTGGCAACCGAACCGCCTAGTTGCATGGTAACAACTGCTGTTTTGATACGCGATACGACAGGTCCACTTAGAGAGTCCTCGACAGCATTTGCCGTATCAAGCTGCTGACCATGCCATTCAATGAGCGCACTGGCTTCGTTAAAGTAGCTATTGCCCTCACCTTTTGTAGCTACTGTCTTGGCTACCGAACCATCTTCCTTGAGCATATCTACTGCTGGCCTACGCATAGGGGCCGAGTAAACATATTTATATGCGTAATCATTGTACTCGCGTACTGCCTGTGCCTTTCGGGCTGGGTCTTTCTCTACATTAACTGCGAGTCTTAGGGCTTTCAACTTGCTTGGGTCGCCCTGCCACGCAGATTTATTGAGCATGACAGCATCTGTCTGCCTTCTGTATCTGATCTTTGCCGATACGTGTGAACTTGTTTCTATGTGGTCTGCAATGGAGCCAACAACATCGGCGTTATAACCGGGGTTACCGCTGAACCGCAACCGAGAACGACGCGAATCACCCTGCTTAGTCATAGACACAACAAGACGTTCGCGTTCCTGAGGGGTTATGCTGACGTTGTTTCTAGCCAAGTAGTTCACAAAGTTACTGAAGTCTCCTGACTCACCAACTGATCTATTCACCGCAGCTTTGCCGGACTCGACCCTAAACCTGACCGAAACAGTTTTACCATCAGAGTTGACGACATCAAAGTCCTTGCCCTCCCATATGGCAGCAAGTCCGTCCTCTTTCTGCCCAGTTTCTTTGTTTTTGAAACCGTCTATAATCCCATCGACTTCATCAATAGAGTCAGCCCGTGGAGTTGGCATGATATCCTTTGTGGCCTCAGAGAGTTTTACAGGTCTGCCGTTCTTGTCATACGCTACAAGGCGGATTTCATACTTACCCCTGTGGATAAGCGGAGCATATGATGTCCTGATTGTTGTCTTGGCATCTATCTCAGCATTACGTGCATCGACTTCCGAGAAGATGCTGTTAGCAATATGTTGTTGGATATTGCCAAGCGTATTGTCACTTGAAATATTCATACGCTGTAAGGTGGTTAGAGCAGCACGTACCTTGTCGTACTCAGGGGTAGCGAAAATGGTTGCAGCCTTTTCTGTACTACCAGCCTCTGGAGATAGCCAATCTTTCATCTTGTCGGTTTTGTAGAGGGCGCGGGTTACCTCATACAGAAAATCCTTAGCCAGTTGCTGACTCGTTGAGCTAGGTTCTACCTTGTCTGTACCAATAGCCGACACGATGTCAGACTCTAGAATAGACCTGTATTGTTTTATGATGGCTTTAAGCGCAGAGACTTCAGCCTGAGTAGCTGACGTATCCTCCGGTAAAAGAGCCTTCATCACGTCGCTGACAAGCTCTGTCTGTTGGTACTGTGCGCTGAGATATGTCTGCTCAAGTTTGTCGAGAGCGGCTCTGTTAACCACTGCCCTCTGCTCAAGGTAGACTTTCCAAGCCTTGCTGCTCTCGTCTACATTCTCTTGAACTTTTTCCTGAAGCTCACCGAGTGCGTTCTTGATTTCAAAACCTTGTCTAAACTGGTCGGCGGTAACCAGTCCATCAGCCATTAACTTATCTGCAACAGCGTTATCAAGCGTCGGATACCCGGAGCCATTAAGGACAAACAAGCTACCATATCCTGTTATGTCACTGTCTTTAGTAGACTGCAGCATATACATACGCGCTTGGGCTAGATACTGCCCTGCCTTAGTGAGATCGGCTTGGGATGGACCGCCGAACACAGACCCCATACCGGTAAATTTGTTCATATCCTCAAGCTTACTGATGAGACTACGAGCAAGATTGTTCTGCGCCTTGAACAGGTTGTAGATTGTAGTTAGACCCTCGCTATGCCGAGCCTTCTGGTCCAAGGTTGAGAATATATCCGTAGTGATCTTAACTGCCTGCTGTAGTTTATCGGGGCTTGTGAAGAAGCTACGCATATTGTCGAGTACAGTAAGATTGTCTCCTACCCGATTAAGACCGCCTGATGCAGCCGATGCAAAAGTAACGTCGGAACGGGAAAACATACCGTCCATCGCGGTTTGGGTCATATCAGATATCGTGTCGGCAACGCTGTCATTGCTGAAGAAGTTACCTGTGATACCCCTGCGAACATACATACGAGACTGGTGGATGAGCATACGAGCAGCATCATCATCGAACTCAAAGCCCATACGGTTCAGTGCGTTCTTGATGAAGTTCCACACCCTACGGATTGTAGAGGTATCCAGTTCAGCAGCCCGCTGTGCCAGTACTTCCTCAATGGCTTCAAGTTTGCTCATACCGTGGAGGTCGATGAGTTCATCAGCCGCGTTACGGACTTCACTATCCTGATTGTACGCTTGGTTAAGCATGGACTTCAGGTTCGCATCAGACATGATGGACTTAAATCCAAAGTGACCGAGTGCTTCATGGGCCAAGACAAACTTGAGCTGCTGCTCAGTCTGCACAAAGTCACTGAAGATAATGATATCCTTGCCGAAGGAGTATCCAACAGCCTTAGTTGTAGCAAAGTCCCCTGCTTCACGCGCAGCGTTAGCACGTTCATACAGCTTAGGGTTAGTAGCCTTGAGATCAGCTACGTTCTTGAACACATGGGTAGTAGGGGCGTTAACGAACTTCCTTACCATACCAGCAACGAGCATCTTGACTCGTCCGATTACCATAGGTTCGGAGATTGGCGTCCCGTCAAGGCGCAGGAATAAACCGTCTGCTCTTTGTCTAGCCTTAGTTAAAGCCTTCATCATACTAAGGCGGGCTTCTTTGGCTTGCTCTTCAGGTGATATAGGGCTTGGTGTATTGACAAATTCTTGCACATCCGCCGGTAGGTCTGTGGCCTTAGCCAGTAGTCCCTTTAGTTCTGGAACAAGGTTGTATGTCTTAGCAAGCTGAATCCACTCTTTAGCGGACGCAGTTGGGTCTGCTTTCAGGATACTAGTGATCTTATCTTTAAGAGAAGAGCGAAGCGCCTGTCCTATTGTCTTACCGATACCAGAGTTAGGAGCAGTAGCAGCAATGATATAGCCAACTGCATCCTCGTCCCCAGAGAAAGCGAGATCAACCATATTAGCCGTAGGTTTCTTGGCTTCAGCAAGACTCGTTGCTTCTGCTAGATCATTTACTACGGAGGCGGTTACGTTTGCTGCCCGCTTTGGAGCTTCTATTTGAAGGGTTTCTGAGGGAACGCTTCCCTCTTCCGGTTTTCCCACGGGAGACACCGCCCCCTGCGGTGTCACTGGAGTTTCTTTGGCCTTAAGTTTTGCTAGGGCAGCTTTATTCTGTTTAGCTATATCCTCAGGTGTATTTTGTGGGGTTAGTTTTAATGTAAATGGAGCTGGTGCAGCAGGAGACGTAGCAACAGGTGCAGCAGGCTGCGCCCCAAAGTTAAAAGGAATTTGAGCAGATGGACCGTAGGACTCTTGTACCGCAGGCTGTGCCTGTACTCCACGCTGTAAGAACTTACTCTTAGGAGGAGCCATGCCGGGAAGTGACATCTGGGTAGGCTGTGTCGTTGGAACCCGTGGTGCTGCTGCCTCTGGAATAGCCGTAGGCGTTCGCATATTAGGTGCGTTATACTGAGCAATCTCTTGCTGCATCACGGCGTTCTGAGCAGGCACAAAAGCTGCGTTTCTAATTGCTTGCTGTTGCTGTGCCTGTTGCTGACCAGCTAGAGCCTCGCCCATACGTGCAGCCATCAACGGATTAGTAGGAGGAGCGACCTGCTGAGGGATCAGGTTCTGTAACTGCTGCAACATCATATTGCCCTGAGGTGGTAGGGCAGTCTGAACAGGCAGGCTTGGTCGGGCAACTGATGGCACAGGTCCAGAAGATATACTTCTAAGATTCTGCATTAAGTTTGTTTGGCCTTGAGGCATATTGCTGCCACCTGCCAATGGTAGATCAAGTTGTTGTGGTGCTACTGCACCTGCTGCTGCAGCTTGGCGATTTGCCTCTGCATTTATTTGCATATTCCTTAGAACATTCTGATTTCCAAATGGGAGTTCGTACTGTCCCGGTGCTGCTCCAGATGATGTGTAGGCGGTAGGAGCAGGTGCAGTACCCAACGCTGTGTCAGGAAACATCTCTATCTGACCGGGAGTCGCCGTAGTAGGAGGCGCTCCAAGGTTCTGGTCTGGAAACAATTCACCCTGTACTGGTGGCTCTGGATTACCGCCTGCAAGAACATCGGTAGCCTTACCTGCCTTCAACTTACCTGCTGTAAGTATCTGCGCTGGAGCACCGATTGTACCACCCATACCAAAGCCTGCGGCAAAGGCGTTAAGGACACGTAGTTTGCCGCTATCGGAACCAAAGTCCTCATTCGGATTGGCAGCAAGTAGGAGAAGTTCTTGAGCAGCTTCAGTGCTACCTTCAAGTAAACCACCGGCAGCACCGCCAATAGCACCACGCTTGAGGATTTCTCCTGCCTTACCGCGTGTTGTTGATATACCTGCAAGGGCTCTGTTGTTAAGCCTCAGAGTACCGCCAAACATCTTGCTGGCAATTACAGCTTCAGGGAACAGATCAAGCGCAGCGTATGGAAGACCGCCAAGGATGGCCTTTATTCTATCAGGTTCCCCAGATTGTACTGTTTCACCATAGATATCCGATGCACCCAGTGCGTAGCTATTAGCAATGCTGGCTGCTGCACCCCCAGCAATACCGGCTGCAGTCTTGAGGACTTTAGTTTCAGCTAAGGTAAGTGGGACAATAGCCTTACCAGCAGCCTTGAGTTCGTTGTTGGCTAGAACTTTGGCAGTGATGGCAGCAAGCTGCTCCTTAATAACGCCTTTACCAACGAGACTAGCGACAGCACCGCCTACACCGGTAACAGGGTTAACACCGCCACCTGCTGCTGAGCCACCTGCAAAACCAAGGGCAGTAGTAACCAGAGTCTCAACGATATTTGGACCTTGCTGTGCGATACTTGCAACAAGCCAGTCAGTCACACCGCGCTCAGGAGAAGAACCGATGTCACTGAACGACCTCTGGTATGGCTCAACCTTAGCTAAGTCCTGTGCCTGTTGTTCTACAATACTCTTACCCAGTGTTTCAGCACCGGCAAGCTGCAGACCATAACCAGCAAGTTGTTGTAGGTTGTCTACGCCAATACCGAAGTTACGCGAAAACAAACGCCACGTACTGGGATCAGTAATCTCGCGCACATGCCCCAGATATCCGGCAGAATCAAGAGAAACCCAGTCGCCCTGTGGGGCAGGTCTAGGGGTCGGGTCGTTGAAGTACTCAAGCGACTTAACCTTTTGGGTTTCATCATCAGCCTTGAACGTGCGTCCGTTCACATAGAACGAGTCCAGCGATGGGCTGTACTTAACAGTCGCACTGCCAGTATCCAGAGGCGCGGACTCAGACTGAGGAAGTTCAGGAAGTGAAGGAAGCGGTGGCGGTGCATACGCTGAAGCAGAAAATTGCGGAATTGCACCATAAATATTTGGAGGGGCGACCAGTGGTTGTTCAGCCATTGTGATACCTTAATTTGCGTTTAGTCCAACGGTTGGAAATGGTACAGCAGTAATAACAGGTCCGGGCATTGGCCCACTAGAAGTCTGAACCTCAGGTGGGTTTGGGTTGTACACAAGCATAAATTTTCTTTGCCCCTTCGGTATAATAATGGTCGTACCGTTAGCAGTATCTGTCTTTATTTCAAAGTCGTTGCTATTTTTAAGCGATTCAATTTTAGCTTTATACTCTTCAACTTTAAGGTCTTTGAAGAGAGTGGTTTGGATTTTGGCTACCTCTTCTTGAATTTTTAGATCAGTCTTAAATCTCTCTGTAGCCAAAAATTTATTCCACTCACTGGAAGCTGCTGTTACGTCTGCCCTGTATTTCGAATCGACTACCTGATGAAACTGGCTAGTCATCTCAGCTTTAGTGTACTGCTTTATGTTGCCGTCCTCACCAGCTTGTGGAACAAACTCATTTGTCCCCGGCTTTCTAGTAAGCAAGGCATAAGAACCTGAATCGAGTCTTTGGACTACAACATCAGAACCGGCATAGTTCTGCAGGATATGATTAAACTGTGTCACATCACCGTTTATGTTAAAGTCACGTATGCTAGTATCAATAGCTGCGCCCCATAGTGCGGCATCATGCGCTTGCAATCCAGCAGTAATAGCTTTGTTGCCTTCTCGGAGGCTGTCTTCGTACTTCATAGCAATACCTGCTAGATTACGATTTAATGTGGTGTACAGCGCAGTAAGTTCACCGGTCTTCTGATTATACACAGCGGAGTCCCCGCCGATTCTAGCAGATTCTATGTCTCTACGAAGTTGAGCTTCTTTAATAGAAGCTTCCCCTCTAAGTCTAGCTTCAGCTTCCTGTGCATATCTCTTACTAAGTTCGTTAGTCTGCGTGTATTCATCAACCATAGACTGCCTGTTGGTTAACAGATTCTTCTGGTTCGCCTCCATTTGAGCCGGTGGTTTGTCGATGATGACAGACACTGGGTCTAGTTTCTGTGATATATTAGTTCCAGTGGGGGTAACTACAGGAGTGGTAGCAGTACCAGCAGTACCCTGAGCAGGAGCGGTAGCAGTACCAGCAGTACCCTGAGCAGGAGCGGCAGCGGCGGTGGCAGTATCAGTCTTTAACCCAGCAGCGCCAGTGTCTTTGAACCCACCCATGTTAAGCTGATTGTAGAGGCCAATACCTACGGTGTTGTAGTCACTGCTGTACATGCCATACTGCTTACCATTTTTATCTATCCCAAAATCACCGATGGCTGGAACAATACCCTGATCGTATGACTTATGGCCCGGACCTGTATGGTACATACCGAAGATAATATTTGCTGGGCGATTAGGGTAAGACTGCTGCAAATCTTTAATATACAGGACGCCAGCGGCTGCCTGCTGGTCAGCAGTCAAAGTTACATTATCGTTCCATGTGTATACAGGATTGCCAGTTTTAGGGTCTATAGTACCGCGAGCAGCCATAGGTAGCGAAGCAGCCAACGCCCTTAAAGCAGGGTCAGATGACTTCATAAACTTCTGCCGAGTGGCTTCGTAAGTTCCGGGCATTACTTGCATAATACCCTTAGCCCCTACCGGACTATTTCCAGTCTCAGTATTAAGATTAGACTCCAGAACACCGATAGCCAGTGCGATCTTAGGATCAACACCTGCCCTTCTAGCGGCCTCAATAATAGCTTTTGCCCCCGAAGGCATTTGTGCTGGGTCAGTAATACTTAGAACCGTAGCCATAGTCTGCGATGCGTCAGCAAGCTTATCGTAGGCAGATTGAGAAATAGATTCCCCATTAACAAGAATCCTTGGCTCAGGTGGAGCTAGTTCAAATTCAGTTTTAGCTGCAAATTGACCGGTACGCGTTGTAACTGTTTTACCTAAAGCCCTTGCGCGTTTGTCTGCCTCAGCAAAACTCGGAAGTTCCGAAGTAGGAGTTGCAAGTCCGACAGCCTGAAGTGCAGCCTGTTGTTCAGCCTGTGCTCTAAGTTGATTCGCTTCTGCTGCTTGTTGATCTGTTAGAATCTGACCCCTGAGACCGGCAGCCTGAGACTGCGGTGTTGCCAGATAAGAACCCTGAGGGCCGGGTACATTTGTGTAGACAAGAGGCTCTGCTGGGTTAATTGCAGTTTCTGCTGTAGCTCCAAGGATAGGAGCTACGATCTGTTCTCTAGGAATCGGCGCTACAGTTACTATTGGGGTATTGATATCTGGAAGAATGGGTTGTTGATTAAGATCAAACGCCTGCTGATTCTGGGCATTTCTAGCCGCAGCCAATGCGCGTTGGGTCTGTTCAAGAGTAGCTAGACCAGCCAGATTAGTTGAAAGGTCTTGAGCAAATGCACCGGGCTTCGGCTGGTTTGGGTCAACCGGCAGTCGATTAGTAAAAGCAGCCGACGACCCTTGGTTCGCAGCGTTATATAGGTATCCAAAATCTGCAAGACCAGCCATCTACCGCTCCTTAAACCTGTGATGTCATAAAGGGTCTGGCAAGCGAGCCAAACATATTAGAGTATCCTTGAGCCGACTGAGCGCCGTACTGATTTGCATTGCCCTGCATACCAGCCATAGACCTAAGACCTTCAAGATACCTTGATGGAGTGTTCGGCATCTGGTTGATTGCCGATGACAATGCAGTCTGGCGGGCAGTAAGTCCAGTACCAAAACCCTGATCGTAGGCTGTACCAACATTCTGACCGATGCCAATGTTGGCACGACGACCTTCAGCAGAAGTAAACGCAGGGTTACGAAGCCCAGCCATTGGCATCTCACGGAACGATTCCATCAGTCCACGGGTTCCAGCAATCTTGGCAGCGTTTGCCGCTTGCTGACCGAAGTATGCAGGGTCCATAGTCTTAGCACTGGCGATAAGACCCTCGACCTCTTTCTTCTTGACCTCGTATGCAGCCTGATCTGTTTCTTTAAGGTCCGCCAATTCCTTGGCATACTTATCAGCGATCTGCTGCTGTGGGTTTGGCGCAGCTTGACTCAATGCCATACCAGCTAAGTTCACGCCGCCTTTAATAAGTGCATCAGTAAAGCCGCCTGATGATGCCGCTGCTCTCGTTGCTGCCTGCTGCCATGCGGGGTTAAGAAATGTGTTACCGGAGCCATCAGCGACAAACTTAGCGATGTTCGAAGGGACACCGCCCATACCGAGGA